GTCTCTGGAACAAGTGCTGGAGGATCTGAAGTGTCATTTATTGATCAGGGATATGAACCTGTTGTTCTCAATAAAGTTCATACTTTCCCAACTCCAAGGATAGTTGCTTCAAAGACAAATGAGGATCTTAGATTACAAACACTTCCAAGAAATAAATCACTTACATTGAGGATGGATCTCGTCACTGAGAATGAAAATGTATCTCCTACGTTGGATGTTCAAAATTCAACTTTTATTCTTGGAAGAAATAAGATTAATAATCCAGTTACGGATTACGTATCTGATCCTAGAAGTAATGAATTGGTAAATGATCCTCATGGTTCAGTATTTGCTACAAAACCAATATCAATAGCACAACCAGCAACAAGCCTTAAGGTTATCATTGCTGCTCATAGGCAAGAAGGTGCCGATTTTAGGGTATTTTATCAACTCCTCAGATTAGATTCTGCTAATATTGATCAAAAATTCATTCCATTCCCAGGATATGATAATTTAATTGATACAGATGGTGATGGTTTTGGAGATAGGATTATTGATCAAAATAAAAATAGTGGAAGACCTGATGCATTTGTTACCGCTAATGGAGCAAACGTTGAAGAATACTCTGAATATCAATTCAGTGTTGATAATGTAGATCAATTTACAGCATTTGCTATCAAAATTGTAATGTCATCAATCAATGAATGTACACCGGTTAGATTAAAAGACTTTAGAGCAATAGCATTAGCATGATGGAGAATGATGATTTAATACCCGTTGAGGGTGAACCTAGTCTCTTTAGAGACAAAAACTCCGGAGCAATCATTAATACCGATTCCTCCGGATATAATCAATATAAAAAAATGAAACAAAGGAGGCAGACTGAAAGGGAAGAATTAGATATACTAAGAAAAGATATCGATGAAATCAAATCACTATTAAGGGAGCTTACAAATGGATCCAGATCAAATTGAACTAAAAAATTTGAATAAAGGTTTTGAATATGTGAAACTTGCTAAGGAAATTGATTCTTGTGATGATAATAATACTCTCAAAGATATCGCTAAATCATACGCCAAATTATATCTTAAACAGCAGGAAGTAGTTGCTGGTTTGGGACTTGAAGGAGTATAAATAATTCCTAGATCTGAAAAATCTATTGTAAATGGCTGATATTAAGGTCAGAGTAGGGCAACAACCGGCAATAAAAGTTATATCTTCTCTCGCTGGTGCTCAGGGATTATCTCTGGCTGAACTTAGTGATGTTAGTGCATCCAACTTACAGAATGGTATGGTTTTAGTATACAATAGTTCCATTCAAAAGTGGGAAGCAACTTTGGAGTTAACACCCGGCGCAACACAGAATTTAGACATCAACGGAGGAAATTTCTGAAATGGCAAGTATTATCAGGATCAAAAGATCCTCGGGTACTAATAAACCAGCATCTTTACAATGGGGAGAACTAGGATACGTAACTGGTATCGGTAGTTACGGAGGTTTAAACCAATATAAGGATAGAGTTTTCCTTGGGGATGACGGCACCAATGCTAATCCGGTTGGTGGATTCTATTACACCTCCATGATGGAGCATGAGCCTGGTATAATTCCAGCAGCATCTCATAATTCCAGAAACCAAGATAGGGGTGTGGTTGCCATCATGGCACCTGCTACCAACTCAGGTTTAGGTGGAGCAGAATCACTCAAAGTTAATCAGTGGAATGTAGATAATTTAAGAATAGATGGAAATGTAATTTCATCCACAGATACTGATGGAGATATCAGATTAGATCCTCACGGTACAGGTGAAGTTGTAATACCCGATGATACTTTCCTTACTTTCGGTGATGACGATGATGCCAGGATTGAATATGATGAAGACTCATCAAATCGTGTTCAGGTAACCGGTGCTCCTTGGACTTGGAATACTCCTATTACAGTTAATGGAGAATCTATATTTGGTAATGTAAGAATTGAAAATAATGTTATTGCGACTCTTCCAGGAACAGGTGATACTCTTTTCATAGATCCATATCCAGATGGATTAAGTAATGAAGGAAAAGTTATAATTAAGGGCGATCTTCAAGTTGATGGTACCACAACTACAGTTAACTCAACAACTTCCACGGTAAATGATCCCATTCTTCATGTAGGTGATGTTACCAGTACAAGAACAGTCATGCAGACTGTTAATATTGGTGATAATATTATCACATTAGATTCTATCATTGGGATTAATGTTGGAGACATTATCGCCCACACCAGTATTCCTGTTGGAACTTCAATTAATAATGTTAATACTGGAACTAAAGCAGTAACATTAGATGCTAACGTTACTGCCGGTATTTCTACAACTAGTCAAGTAACTATTACTCATGCGGTTGATACAAATACTGATAGAGGTATTTCATTCGCATATAATACAAGCACTGGGTTAGTAAATAACAAATTAGGATTCTTTGGTTTTGAAGATGATTCTATAGCATCATCTGCTTCCAATATTAATACACATGGAACACATGGTGATGACAGTAGAAGATGGACTTATATTCCAGACGCTTCGATTAATAGTAGTGTTGTAAGTGGAACTAAAGGTTTCCTTGATATTAAAGGTATTTACTACCAGACTGGTGATTATGAAACTGGTGGTGTTGTATATTTTGATGGAAATGGTCTTCAAAGATCAACTAATGCTCCAGCAGCACCAACATTTACCTCAAAGCAGGTATTAACAGCAATCACTAAAAAAGATTTTTCTTTAACTGCTTCAATCACAGTATCTGCGGGTGACATCATTAGACAGGATGGAACTAACGCATACGGTATTGTTGAAACTAACGTATCTGGAGCAAATAATGTAAGTTTAATCGGAATTGAGGGAACATTTGCTACTGGTCAAAATTTCAGAAGAGAAGGTGTTAATGGTTCAATTACAAATTTAGCGTCTAATCCGGTTTCAATCACTGACATATATAATAACAAGCCCCACTGGACTTCAACTCTTGACGGGGGTACTTTCTGAGGTAACTAATGGAAAATCAAAGTGAAGTGGATGTCAACGTTCTGATAAAAATTTATAATTCTAAATTAGCAACAGTATCAAATCAAAATGTTCTTCTTGAAGCAAAGTTAGCAACTTTGACTCAGGATTTTAATGAACAACTTGATGCTTTGTCAAATGAAAACGCTGACCTCAAAGCAAAATTAGAAGAGTAATATGGCAAAACCATCAACTAGGCAAGGATTAATAGAGTATTGCTTACGTCAACTTGGTGCTCCAGTTTTAGAAATTAACGTGGATGAAGATCAAATTGATGATCTGGTTGATGATGCCATTCAATATTTTAATGAACGCCATTATGATGGTGTTGAAAAGATGTATCTTAAATATAAGATTACAGAAGATGATGTCAATAGAGGAAGAGGGAAGGGAACTAGTGGAACTGGAATAGTTGGTTCCACAGCAACTGATACCTCTGGTAGAACATATAATTTTTATGAAACAGAAAATTATATTCAGGTTCCAGATTCTGTAGTAGGAATAGAAAAGATTTTTAAGTTTGATACTAGTTCCATTTCAGGTGGAATGTTCAGTATTAAGTATCAACTTTTTCTAAACGATTTATATTATTTTAATTCGGTAGAATTACTGCAGTATTCGATGGTCAAATCTTATCTTGAGGATATTGATCATCTATTGACAACTGATAAGCAAATAAGATTTAATAAAAGACAGGATAGATTATACCTTGATATTGATTGGGGTTCTCAACCAAAAGATGAATTTATTGTTATTGAATGCTACAGAGCATTAGATCCCGATAGTTTTACTCAAATTTATAATGATAGTTTTATGAAACTATACTTAACTGCTCTTATCAAAAGACAATGGGGCAGAAATCTTAGTAAGTTTAGAGGAGTGAAACTTCCTGGAGGAATTGAATTAAATGGGGGAGAAATTTTACAGCAGGCAGAGTCCGAAATATCGGATATAAAATCTAGGATGATGTCTGAATACGAATTACCACCCCTTGACTTTATTGGATAATGGCACTTAATCCTTTCTTTTCACAAGGGACTGCATCTGAGCAAAGATTAGTCCAAGATTTAATAAACGAGCATCTACAATTTCATGGTGTCGAAGTAACATATATTCCTAGAAAATTTGTTAATAGAAAAACTATTATTGAAGAGATTCAAACTTCTAAATTTGATGATAACTTTTCAATTGAAGCATATGTAAATACATTTGAAGGATATGGTGGTGCTGGAGATATTATGACAAAATTTGGTGTAAGTATTCGTGATGAATTGATACTTACACTTTCAAAAGAAAGATTTGAAGATTTTGTCGCTCCTTTCATGGCAGCGTTAGATGATGGAACTGATACTTCCATAATGCCCGCTTCAACAAGACCTAGAGAAGGTGATTTAGTATATTTTCCACTTGGACAAAGATTATTTGAAGTAAAATTTGTAGAGCACGAAGATCCTTTCTATCAGTTAGGAAAAAATTACGTTTATCAACTTAAATGTGAACTCTTTGAGTATGAAGATGAAGTTATTGATACTTCAATCGGTGCTATTGATACTCAAGTTCAAGATGAAGGATACATAACAACCCTAAATTTAATAGGTATTGGAAGAACTGCTATTGCTGAAGCATTCATTCAAGGAACTGTTAATAGTGGTTATATAAATGAAATTTTCCTCAATCATGATGGTTATGGGTATACCTCTGC